AGATCTAACGAAAACGCCAACCTCCGGCAGAAGCGGGGTGACACTCGGGAAAGACCGAGTCCCAATCGCACGGTGGACAAGTCAGGTGAAGTCGCTACGCTCATAACGTCGAGATCGTCGGTTCAAATCCGACCCGTGCCTCCATTTTCCCAACGTCACTGACTGTGCTTGCCAGCAGGTTGACGTTCCCCCCGATTTTCGCTATTGCCTCCGTATGGCAAGAGGAGATTCATATCAGTTACAGGGTCAACAAGGCGGGGTCGTGATTGCGGCTGGCGAAAATGCCAGTGGCAATTTCCGGTGGATCCAAGTGGTGACAGACACAGTTCTTCAAAGTCTTAGTTCACCAAACCTTAATGATGCCACAGGTCAGGGACCGAACAATCTTCTGATTATAACGCTTCCAGCGGGTCTAGGAATTGGTGGCAAATTCAGCTTCATCCAAGTCACCTCCGGCGTCGTCATCGCATACTACGAATAATGTCTCAATTTGGGTCAGGAATGAGCGATGCGATTGCCACCGATGGCGATAAGTCGTTCATTGGCGTCAATCAGCGTCTGCAAATCAACGAGCTTCAGCCCGGTGAAGTGCGCGAGTCGATCAACGGGCGCATGGAAGGATATTGGAAACCTCGCAAGAGCGTTGCCAGCAAGACTGGTGCGCTGACGACCGCGAGCAAGCCGTTGAAGCTCCCGTTCTACCTGATTAATTCCACAAAGGCGATCTCAGGCGTGACGGTGCCATCGACTGGCGTGATCCGCATCGCAGTGAACAGTCATGGTTTTGAGGTTGGTTCGAGCGGATGGGCGAAGATCACAGATCTGGATGCCGCTGTGAATGGTAGTTACGAATTGACCTACGTTGACGCGAACACGTTGCAGTATACGGTACCCGGCGTGACCTCGGTGTCAGACGTCAATGGATTTCTCTCCCAGATGCCAATCGACGATTTTGCCTCGGCAAACGTGAGAGCATCGTGCCTGTTCAGCGACCCGAATCAATCGAACAAGGAATTCGTGATTGTGGCGCTCGACACCGTCGCAAAGAAGATCGACTTGGACGGGTATGGCATCACTGACATTGCCTATCCAATCGGGCAAGCACTCGGCGAGGACACCGACATGATCCAAGTCTTTGACAAGGTCATGCTATTCCGCGATGGGAAGCAGGCTTTCGAGTGGTATCCCAATGGTCGCCCGGTTTTTGCAGCATCGCAGTCAGGAACCACCACCGTTACGATGAGCGTGAAAAATCACGGACTGACTAGTGGGGCAGCGATCGTGATCGCTGGATTGACGGGCGGGACACCACCCAATGGGACATTCACGGTGGCTTCAGTAATCAACGCAGACACATTCACCTATGTCAGTGGCACCAGTCAGACTGTGGCATTCGGGGTGGCAGAAGCGACAATGACCGACGGGTTTACTCTGTCCCCCGGTGGAGCCTATACACAGCCCCAAGTATTTGACGCACACGGTGGTAGAGTTTCAGTGGATGGTGGGCTTGTCACAATCACGGTGGACGGTAACGTCACAGTAAGCGCGGGCGATGTTATCATTGTTTACGAGAACACCATCCCAGAATTAGCCCCACTGGTGGGCAAAGAATTTCAAGTAACGAGCGCCACAACCACCCAGATCCAGTTTTATGCGCCTGCCCCCAGCATTATCCTCAGGGAAATCACTGCGGCCACTCAGGCAAGCAGCATCGTCAAACTATTCACTGACACAGCTCATGGCATTCCTATCGGTGATGTGATCAACGTAAACGCTGTGACATACACGACTGGGACTAATCCAAACGGGTTGTTCCAAACGATTCGTCAGGCAGCGAATATCACCTCGGCAGTAATCGCAGGGAGCACAGTGACTATCACATCTGCTGGGCATGGATTCGCGACAAGCGATTTGGTGACGATTGATGGAATCGTGTTCACTAGTGGGACGACTCCCAACGGAGTGTTCACGATCACTCGGATTGACGCAAATCAGTTTTCCTACACCCTGACTGGCGGAGTTGGGCCATATACCACAACAAGCGCATTCGCGACAAAGGACGACATCAATAAGCGTCTGCTCTACAACCTCGCAGGTGCTGCCGGATTGTATGAGGTGGTGAATGCGTATGTCACAACTGCAACAGGTGCGGCCAACCAGCAGATCGAAATCGGAGGCAGATTCAGCGTCGGCGGCGGATTCATGCACCAACCGGGTGCGCCTTGGGGAATTCATTTTCAACGTCGTCTGTGGGTGCCGTATTACTATGACGGTGCCGGAACATTTAGTCTTCCAACATACACTACCCGAAAGATCACTGACGAGATCGCGGTCTCTGACATTCTCGACACGACAACCTTCGACCGGATTGCCAACCAATTCCGAGTCAGCGGTGGCACTGCCGACTACGTGGTCGCCATGCACGGGTTCTACGAGGACCAGTTAGTGGTTCTGAACCGCAACAGTCTGCATTTAATTTCTGGCACGTTGGGGAGTCTGTCCGACACAAAGGTGACCGAGCTAACATCCGAGGTTGGGTGCTTGGCGAGGAAGTCAGTGGTGATGAAGGGCAACGTGATGCTCTTCCTGTCCGACGATGGTGTGTATGGGGTCGAATTCCTCAACGACTACAACCTGCGAGGGGTCGATGAACCACTATCGAAGAACATCCAGCCATACATCGACAGGCTGAACAAGAATTTCGCCGACAAGTCGGTCGCCGTCCTGCATGAGAACAGGTATTACCTTGCCGTCCCGTTGGATTCTTCCCCCGGAGCCAACGATTCGTATGGCAACAACGCGATCTTGGTCTTCAATTTCTTGAACAAGGGCTGGGAGTCACTCGACACCTTCGGCGACTCTCGCTTTCTGATCGAGGACTTCGTGATTGGCAGCGCAGGGGTGCGGAATAACATCTATGCGGTGACGTCCAACGGCGGATTGCACCAACTTGAGGCATTTGAAAGCTCCAACGACACGCTCAATGTGGACAACTCCAATTCTGTCGTATCACCGAGCGTCATTGCATCGTTAACGACGCGCGGATACGATTTCGAGACACTAGAACGCAAGAGGTTCACCGACGCGCAGGTGAACATGCAGACAATTGCTGGACAGAGCGGTGAGTATGACATCTCATTCGCAGCGGAAGACCCAGATGCGGCCCAGTCAATCGGCACGACAACAACATTCCTCGGAGAAATTCTAACTCCGAGCACTCCCAACGAGGCAGAGACTGCGAGCATCCGGTGCAGACTCGGAGGGATCCGCGGTTCCACCGGGACGATGATCTTGACTAGGACCATTGGTTCTCCAAAGATCAATTCTGTTACTGTTTCTGGATCAGTCACTAATAGACAAATCATTTCTCAAAGATAATATGGGCGCAATTGCTACAACATACAGTTTCACAGCGACTGACACAATCACTAGCGCGAAGATGAATAACATCATCGCCCAGAGCAAGATGACGTCAGATGCCATCTTCAATGGAACGCTCGATTTGGCTAGCGATAAACTGCTAGTGAAAGCTGGCGGAATCACATCCAACGAGTTGGCTGGCAATAGCGTCGTCACTGCGAAGATCTCAGATTTGAACGTGACCACAGGGAAGATTGCCGATCTTGGAGTCACCACCGGGAAGATTGCCGATCTTGGAGTTACCACTGGCAAAATCGCCAATGCTAGTGTCACTGGTGGAAAGTTAAGTGGAGCGCAAACCGGGTTAGCTCCTGTTTTCGGAGTTAGGGCATGGGCGATTTACAATGGCGTGACTAACACTCTAATCAATAGTGGAAACATTACTGGAGTTACAAGGAACAGTGTTGGGAACTATACGTTTTCCATCGACGAGAATATGTTGACTGGGGATTACGCGATTTCTATTTCGTGTTCGACCGAAACCGCAGGGACAGAAATTGCAGTTGGTTATGTGATAAGTCAATCGACATCGAATTTCCGAATCGCGTTCTACAATCCAGAGAATATTTCACAACTGGTGAATAAGGCAATTGTTGGAGTTATCCTTGTTGGATGAGTTAACCACTACTCCTAATGAATAAAAACTTAGGAGAAGTAATTAAAATATATGAACGCAATCAGATCGATTTTCACAAGCTTCTTTACTGGCATCTATGCTTTGGTGTGGTCGTTTCCGATATCGACAGTTTCTGTTTGGGGTTCTACTCTAACTCGGAAGACGTCGAAACGGCGTGTGAGATTCACCACTCCGACACACTTTTTGTCACCATGCACTCTGGTGACATGCGAAAGGCTCTCGAAAAATTCCGCCATGACTTTCAATACATCGCATTTCGACGAGAATTCAAAGGTTCTCCTCAAGTGAGGGTCCATCCAATGGACTCATTCTGCTCAAGACTCAAATAACACACTCCCATGGGAAGCGCACCTAAAGTTCCAAAACCACAAGACCCACTGGCACTTGCTGGAGGCCAATCTAGTCAACTCCTCAGCTACTATGGCAGCGAGGTTCCTAAATTCATGGAGCTTCAGTCTCAGCTTGGTCCCGGCCTCATGGCACAGATGCTTGGACAAAGCAGTCAATTTCTAAAGGGTGCTGATGGACAGCCCGGGTTTAACAAACTCCAGAAATCCGCAGGCAAAGTCGCAGGGCAGACAATTGCTGAACTTCGCGCTAGAGAGCTTGGGCAGATGACCGGGCAGGCAGGTCTTACCCGAGGCTTGATGGATGCGATCTCGCCAGAGCAAGCCGCAGCGGTCAGGGCATCAGCGCAGGAAGCTGAACGTGCCAGAGCGTCGGCACAGGGAGTCACGCCACAAGAACAGCGCATGTATGAGCAGACTGCCCGGGAAGGCGCTCAGGCGGCAGGCAGACTCGGTGGCAATGCGGGACTCGCGGCAGAGATCATGGGGCGCGAGGGAGTGCTTGGCAGCAAGCGTGAAGAGGCGGCGCGAGCAGGCGCAAGAAGCTACGAAATGGCAGGCGGATTTTACACCCAACCCGGCTTGCAGGCGCTATCAAGCGCACCACTCTCCTACGGTGCAGGACAACAGAATCTCGCCACAGCAATGTCGATGGGACCAGCATCATCCGGTCAGTTCGATTACAATGCTCCACTTGGCTTTGCCGGGCAACGCGCAAGCGCCTTAGATCGACAAGCAATGGCGCAATATCAAGCCGACCAACAACGACGCGCTCAAATGATGGGCCTTGCAACAGCGGGTCTTGGCCTCGCCGCCGCACCATTCACCGGAGGACTGTCTGCCGGGCTTGGCCTTGGAAGCGGTGGATTTGGGGGCATGATGAGCGGATTGGGAACGTCCGCTGGCATGGGATTGCGCCAAGGAATGCCAAGCATTTTTGGGGCTATCCCTAAAGCTACCATTGTCTAATTTAACACAATACTTACTCATGGCACTTACAGCAGGGAACATTGGATTCACGGGATATCAGCAACCAGATTACTCTGGTGTGGTGGAGGCATCTGGCTTGCCCATGCAGGCGATTGGTCAGGGCATCTCGCAGGCCACCGATTACTTCAAGAAGCAGAAGGAAAGCAAGAACATGGCGACGATGGGGATCAAGATCGCTGAGGCGGCGAAGATCATGGATCCTGTCCAAGCACCTTACTACGACAGCCTGATCACAAACCTCAAGGACGAGAACACTCCCGTCGATGTTCGAGGGCAACTCGGCGCAAGCATCCAAGACCTGCTCAAGCAGAACACAAGCACAAGAGCTGTGGCAGTCCAAGAAGCACAGCTTGGCAAGATGCCAGACTACTTGGGTGGTGGATTTGGTAGACCGCAACCGCAAGGTGGCGTTTCGCAACCCGGGCAAGCGATGGATTACCCGGCATTCCCATCTCAAATGCCAATCCCCGGGCAAGCGGGAGCAGATCTTTTGCAGTTGCAGGAATACATCGCCAAGGCGCAAGAACTGGGAGTCCCATCTGACAGGGTCAATCAGATCACTGGTGGTATCACGCAGGCAATCGTTAGTGGTTCCCCTCAGATGGACACGACCATCAAGGCATACAGTAACGACTTGGCATCTTTGGTGTCTAAAGCAGCGGAAGGATTCAAGCCAGTGATGGATGCAAAGGGGAACCCATTGGTTCAGATTGTGGAAGACGAGGGAGGAAACATCTCAAGATTCACCAAGACAAAAGGCGGGAATCTGATCGATGAAGGTGGAAACTTGCTAGATAGCCAAGGCAAACCATTGGCGAAGCCAGAGTATCAAGGCATTGACCTCAATGCAATTGAACAAGCGATCGGTGGGTATGGAGTCCTTCCAGAGATCGACACCATGCCACCAACATCGATGGTGGAACCTGTCGGAACTCCAGAGCAGCGTGCGACGGTTGGGCGAATTGTCGATGAAGGACAAGGAAGGGCAATGGCTCAGAATGTCCCTCAAAATGCATCAGCCACTGAGCCGTCCATGGCATTACGCACTGCGCCACCACAACCCCCTCAAGAAAGTGCAAGGCAGGGAGTCATGGCCCAAGAGTCTGTCGCCGCTGCAAATGCGCAAGCGAACGAGGAATACACGAAACTCACCCAGCTTTCGCCAAGGAAGGCAAAACTGTATGAGTCCGCAGTCACCCAAGCGTATCAGGATCCCAATACGGCACCGTCACAGGATGTGGTCGAGGAGATGAAGCAGCAGTTGTTGATGCAACCTGAAACGAAGGGTCCGCAGATTATGTCTGAGGATGAATACAACAGGCGGAATATCGCAACGCTCAACAAGGCGAAGGTTCGCGTCAGAGATCGCGCAGGTATCTACAAGATTCTCGAACGATACGATGTAATCCAACGTCTTGCCAACCACCCAGAAGGATACAAAGTCTTCGGAGAATCTAAGCCAGCAGAAGAACTTGCCAAACTCGCTCGAACGGAAGGTGGCGTTTATGCATTGTTTGAGAACATCAAGGGACAAAACCTTGTTCAGGCAATGCGCGAAATTAAAGAGCAGAGCGGAACCGCAGCGTCGATGTCTGAGCGTGAAACATCAGCTCTTCAAGCAGCCGTCAGCGATCTCAGCGTGAGTCAGGATTGGAAGTCTGCTCAGAAGTCGTTGATGCAGGCCGCCAACGCAGCAATTCTCGCAGGCAAGAAGCTGGGTGCGGACGAAAGCATCTTCGAGACGATGCCAGCATCACCCGGGGCAAAACGTCAGACCACAAAGGCTAACGAGATTCTCAATAGCCCTGACCCGCTGCCAGTGTTCCGCGATGAGGTTGAGTATTTCAAGAAATTGGAAAAGGCATCCTCAAGGGTTCCAGCGCAACAGGCGCAACCGCAAGCTCCTGCCGGAAGTCTTGAGGCATCCCTCTTAAATCTAAACAAAGAATTCGGACTTCGTTAATGACCCCAAATCAAAAAGCCGCGCTCAGACAGGCACTCGGGACACACTCCCTCGGCATGGTCACTAAGTCCATGACCCCCGAGGAGTTGCAGGAACTTCCAGAAGACTATCAGGTTCCGACATACACAGCGAACGCAAGCCCGCTGTATGACAACCAACTGTTCCCGAAGATCACTTCGGCGGAAGACCTGATTGACATTGGCTATGCCACACCTGATGGCAGGTCAACTCAGAGTGGTCAGATGGCTATCGCTCTGAAGAAAGCCGGGGCGCTCAATGACGACTACACCTTGAACGACACGGGAAAGGCCATGATGGCAAATCCTGCGGACCTGCTCGAGGAGGAGAATCTGCCATTATACCTAAAGGCAAAAGAACTCGACCTCGATGGATCAGGACGAGAACTGTCATGGGGCCAAGTTTTTGGAACTTTTGTGGACGAGATGAAAAAAGGCGGCGCTGGCCTAATGGATCTCGTTGGGTATGACACAACGTCAATGACCCCTAAGGATAAAGCTGCGTTCGACCTTCAACTTCAATCAACGATTGGTGGGTTCGTAAAAGCTGGTGCGGCGCTCCCAATGGGACTATCCGAAATTGTAGGATCAGGCTTGATCAAAGCACTGTCTGACACTGAGGCAGAAGAAGATTTAGCGCTCGCGTCACTCAATCAAAGATTTGAGAAGCTGGACTACGAAATCAAAAACGCCAAGGCCGCAGACGTCATCGATGGATTGGGCGAGATGGTCGGCGCTGAGTTAGGTGTCGGTGAAGCCAGAGAGCAAAATATCCAGACGGTTGGCGAGGAGAGGACAAAGGAAATCGAGCGGCGAGGTGAGTCCGCCGGGCAATTCGCAGCAATGTTTAGCCCATACGGACCAGCAGCGATGACTGGCAAGGTTGCATTCGGTGTCGCCGGGAAAGGGCTGGGTGCAGCATTCAAGCCGATCTCAAGAAGCCTTCTTCAAGCCGATCTCAAGGCGGCACAGGTGCTCGACAAGACAAAGCAACTTGCGGCGCTCCAACGCCAAGCATCTGGGTTGCAGGTCGCGACTCAGGCAGCGGAAAAGAAAGCAGTCTTTGCTGAGAGCATGGCGCAACGGTTGTCGCAGGCTGGGCTTGTTGACCGGGCGAACAATGCACTGCGGATCGCAAATCAATTTCGGACAACTGGGCAGGAAGCGGCGACGAGATTGGGTGGATTCACCGATGAAATCGCAACTGTGTCAGACGATCTCGCCAAGGCGACTCAGAGTGCAAACGTCGCCGACAAGGTGTTGCAGGTCACGCAGAAAGCCCGGCAAATTCCATACCTGCCAATCACAGCTCTTGGCAAGACCCTTGAGGCTACCGGGCGCGGGATGATTGGCATCGACAAAGGACTATCAAGCCTAGCCTCAAAGATTGGTGCCGACAAAGCCTACAACGCGATGAATAAGATCACATCGTTGTCTGGACTGGGTGGCGCAGGTGCGGCACTCGGTCTCGGCCCAGCGGCATTCATTCCTGCTGCGATCAGGGCAACGTGGTCAACGGCACCATTCATAAAAGCCACGGGCGAGTATATCAGCTTGGTGGGCAAGGAGGCGACAAAGGCCAGAGGGCAAATTGGCTTCTGGAAGCGTATCTACGAGATGCCAAACAAAGGCCCAGCGCATCGCGCAGTGTCAGGATTGATGGACACTGCGACCATGGGCGGCAGAATTCCCGGTGCCGTCAGCAATGTTGCGAAGGGGCTGGTCGCATCATACCCGGTTGACCTTGCGTATGAGTGGGTCTCAGAAGGTGGTGATTTCAATCCGAATATCCTCAAGCAGGCGGCGGTCGAGACGTTGTTCTTCGGCGGGACAGGAGCGGCGCTTGGTGGCATCACTATGGGCGGCGCGAACAGGATCAAGACTCTCCAAAATGGTGATGCTTTGAATTTCTATCGATCCATTTCTGACCCGTCGCAGCGTGTGATGTATAACGGCATGCCATCCGACATGAAGCGTGTGATCGGCACGTTCTCAGCCAGCAACCCGGGCGCGAAGATTCAATTCGTTGACCAAGGTGCTGGCGCTTACGACCGGAACACGAAGACAGTGATGGTCAACCCGAATGCGGCAAATCCACTCAAGCCACTGCTGACTCACGAATTCATGCACCACATGCTGAACAATGGCATTGGTGATGGGGTTGTAGCCCAGCTTGTCGGCGATGGGTTCCAGACTGGTGGATTGCTTCGAGGACGCGACGGTTCTTACGATCCGCAGTATGAAGCATTCAAGAACGAGTATGTGAATCGACTGCGTAGCCAGCATGAGCGCACCGTGAAAATGCGTGACGCTATCGGTGACCCAATGACGAAGAGCGAGAGGGAATTCCAAACTCCTGACGAAAAATATCTCGCCGAGGAATACTTCATCGAGGTAAACGTCGATGACATGCTTGGCATGGCCGAAAGCGGGAAGCTGGGGGGCATTGCCGGGCGCATGATCATCAACGACAAGGCGCGAGCATTGGGTGATGCAATACTCAACAAGTCTGCGATTCTGCGAGATCTGCACTTCCGCATTGGCGGGGTGATGGACAACAAGGGGAAGATGGTCACTGGCAATGGATTCCTGTCTGGGAAGCTGTATCAAAGCCCAGAGGTCCGCCGGATGTTCCAGAAGATGGTCAACGAGTCTGTCGGTCGCAAGGGAGGGATTGACGCAGCAAAGCGCAAGGCACGGAATGGAATTGAGATTCCTGTCACCGGAAAGAATGATCCGATTCTTGGCGAGGTCAGCTCGCTGTGGGAGACTGATGCGGACGGGAATCCATACCTCGACGCAAGCGGTGAATACATCCCGCTCAAGAAAGAGACCGACGAGTTGAGGTCGCAGGCAGGGATGCTGCTGGTCGATGACTTGAAGGCAAGGCAAGCGCGAGGCGAGGTGATCCCAGAAGGCGAGCTTTCGTATAACCCAGACAACAACACATGGAGCGGTCAATATCTCAACGACAGACAGATCGAGTTGCTGAATTTGTCAGGACGATTCAATAGCAAGCAGATCAAACAATTGAAACTGTTGAATGCTGCTGCGAGGGATACATCGAATACAACCGCTGACCCGGCGGCCAGAGGACACAGATTCTCTGTAATCTACCAACCTGCCCTCAAGAAGAACAGAAAGGGTCAGTGGAGGTATGACCAGATCAAGCCGCAACTGCGTGATGTGGTTCCCTACGGTGTCGAGATCTCCAAGGATGGGAATATCCTGATTCGGGTGATGAGCACCAACCAACTGTTTGCCAATGCATCAGAAAAGTCGGCAAGCAAACGTGGGCGATCACTCTACGGCGGGAACATGGAGACGATTCTGCGCGATGTGAATGCAGTCATCGATTCACACGGCAAGAACCAGCCAACTGACGCATACTTCAAGGACAAGTATGGTGGGCAGTGGGAACAGCACAAGAGTTTCATCAACTCGGTGTTTGGTAATGTTGGGGCCGGGCAGAAGGATATCAACCCGCTTGTCGCAACTGATCGAGTGGATGCTGTGGTGAAGTCGTATCGACTCGACCGCATGAACAAGGCGACCCAGCTTGTAGGGTCTACCCAGCTTCCGTATCAAAACAATCTGGTGAAGATCAACTACCTTCCCGAGGGAGAGCCGATCATGGACGCTGACGGTGAGCCGAAAGATCTGCGATATACTCCGAGCTACGAATCTGTGAGCCAAGTGAGGATGCCCTCTCAGGCAAGGCAGATGCCTGAGGCTCTAGACGCTGACTACATGAAGGCAGTGGAGAGTGGCGATGTCGAAGCGCAGCAGAGGATGGTGGACAAAATTGCATTCGCGACCGGACACGACCTTTCACATCGAGAAGCGGAAGGCGGCAATGACATCAAGAAGAGAACGGACGTAATTCAGTTTGTTGAATGGTCAGATGAACGCCAACCTAGGAACATTGGGTATGGATCCAAGAACTACCTGATGCGCTCTTCTGATATCCCTCCGGTTCCTGAGTGGGCAGTAGAGTGGCTTTCTAAGACTGATGACATGATTTATTGGTCTGAAGTTAATGATCGCCCAGCAATCGAAGGGGCAAGGGAGGCAATGAATCCAGATGATATTGTCAATGGTGCTGGGATGTGGGACGACCGGGAAGCCGTTCGATCATTCTGGCAAGAGAATGAAGATCGCCTGTCATCTGAAGGAATATTTGCATTTAAGACTCCAGATGGAGCGGTAATCTTTGACCCGTATACGGCAGAAGAGAAAGGTGTGATTAAATCCGCAGACCCGATCACCCGCGATTCTTCCGGCAACGTGATCCCGCTCAGTCAGCGATTCAACGAGAAGTCGAGTGACATCAGGTATATGCCTGAGCCTGTCGCAAAAAATAAAGTTGCCCAAGCAGGCAAAGAAAAGCAAAACAAACAGGAAACCAATGGACCAGCAAAAGAAAACAGCAAAGGACGCATTTACCAACGCAGCATCAGGGATGAGTCTGATGTTGGACGAAAATTTGCTGAAGGAATTACAAGAACGGCATCCGAACACCCAATGGGTTCAGCCGTCGAAGTCAAAGACGCTTCCTTCTACGATGCCCCAGACACCAAACTCTTCCTTGCCCCAGACAACTTGACTGGGGTTGCGGTGACTTCCTACGGCGACCTCGTCAGCGTATTTAAGCACCCAACCAGCAAAGAGAAGATCTTGCCGATTCTTGAGGAAGCGGCGGAATACGCAAGAACGCTAGATGCATATGATATCAACGGGTTCCTTCCTACCTTGTATTCCAAGGTTGGATTCCGCCCAGTTGCTCGCATTGCATTTGATTCTGAATTCGTCCCCAAGACTTGGCCGTATGAATTGGCAGGCACGCCAGATGTGGTGCTGATGGTCAAGGATCCAGAAGGATTGTCAGGCGCTCCAGAGATCGGCGATGAAGGCTACAATGCGATTCGCGATCAGGTGCCGATGTATGCCACCTACGGCGAAGCAATGGATGCCCAACAAAAAGCCATTGAATCAATCAATCGGCTTTCGGCCCCAGTCAATCCGGCAGCACCTGATGTCGAATTTAAAAAGCCATTGTCTCGAGACGAACCGCTTCCAGATATCGATGATACCTTGATTGACGATGCTGTTGACGTCGATGGATTTGCATTTGATCGACCCGCAAAGGTTTACATGCAGCACCCGGGTGGTGGCAGAACTTACTTCAACTATGACCCAGCGTATTTGATCAAGCCTGAATTCAAAGGGCTGAGAGCAACGCTCGAAGGGAAGAACGTCATTATCCTTGAGGCTGACAAGATGAGAGCGACTGGTGGCGACATGGGAGGTGCGTTGCACCCATTCTTGCGGTCAAACCAAGTGGTCGTTAGAGGTAGTGATGGGAAGCTGTATAAAGCCGTATGGGCAAACATGAACTCAGCATTCGTCACAAGAACCAAAAATAGGTGGTTCGACGATAAAGCTGAATACGCGCTTATTCACCTCATGGAAGAGGTTGCCCACTCATCAAATAAACGTATTGCTAGAACAGTTGGAGAAGCATGGGAGAAAGCGAACCTATCCAATTACGAGCAACGCATCATTTCGGTGGCGATGCAGGCAGCAATCACTGCTCAAAAAAAGGCAACCTACAGTTTAAAGATCACCCAAGCGCAAAAGAAGATAAAAGAAGGTGATCTCACGGCAGCCGAAATAAAAAAATTCAATGATTTAATCAAGCAGCATACAAAAGACCGAGACGCATTGTCTTGGACCGGGATCGATGAGCAAATAGCGAAGAAGATCACCCAAATCAAATCTTCTCAAACAAGCCTTCAAAACGGAACTGGAACTCAAGCATCAGTAGACAAAGCTAAAAAGGCGCTCAGAGATTTCTTGGATGAGAATCCAGATCATCTGGCGGCATTCGATGCTATCAGCAACAAGACGGCTTCATTAAAAATTTCTGACAATATTGGGGATACATTCAAAAGCCGAGGCGCGGCAATCCAAGGGTTGCTAGGTATTGTATTTGATAAATTCAATCCTTCAGACTTGCTCAAAAAGACTGAGGACTTCCAAGGGTCTGAAAATATGGACCTTGTCGCAGCGGTTCAGCTTTCAAAAAACAAAGACATATTTGCTGTGTATTTTGGAAAGGATCCCAACGAAGAATCTGCGATGTCTGCATCTGAACGCGACGTTAGAGACAAGCTGAGAGCAGATCCAAATTTCGTCGAGCATGAGGCATTCGACTGGATGATGCTTGGTCCTGAAAACGCTGACAACTTTTTGGCAGAATCATCATTAAAGCCAGAAGAATTGATTCCAGAATATCGCAACAAACACGAAAAAGCCAGCGTCAAAACTGGGTCGGAGGAAACCGTGCTTGGAGCAATGAAGATGTTTGCGGGGATCCCATTGAAGGTGGTTAAAAAAACACAGGCACAGATTGATCAATTTGCAAAAAAACGTGATCTTCGTCTCGCCAAAAGAAAAGCCGAGCAAGCCAGAAAAGAGGATATCAAAAAAATCTCAAACAAGTTAAAAACTCGAGATGCAAATCTGGAAAAGCTGGCGAATCAGATTGCATCAGCGTCAGAGAAGCCATTGATCAAATCACTAAAGGCAAAAGAGTCCGAGGTGAAGAAAGACAGAAATGCGCTTGCCCGGCAAATTATTAAGCTGCAGAATATGAACTGAACTCAAACCGGATTATATGGAAAAGCAATACGCAGTAACAATCGATGACGCAAAAAATAACGCACTTGAAGTAGAATGCTTCAAGATAATGAAGTATGAACTTCTCGACCTTCCAGACGGGATGATGATTGCTATCCCACCAGACGCTACCGAAGACATTCGGATTGCCGCTCAAGAAGCACAGAACGGTAACTACGAGGCATTGATGAGAGCAACCGGAGGAAACTGAATATGCCACGCAAACTTGAGAAACCACCTGACGTCGATCCTCCACCGGAGTGGTTTGACGAAGTCCGTAAACGATCCGAAGAAATGGGCATCACCTACAAATGCATCGAAGTGTGCGCGCCTCGCACCGCTGCGACTGCGCTGTGGATGAAGGCGCAGGGAGTGTCCAACAAGCAGATATCGAAACGCACAGGACTGAGCTACGGTGCCATCAATGGACTGTCATGGCGGCACGCCGACACGCTTGAAACGAAGCGGAAGGAATTCTCGCAGAAGTATGCCATCGCTGCCCAGACGTTCACCGACTTGCTCTTCGACAAGGCCGAACAACTTGCTGAGAATCCTGACCAACTGGTCAACATCTCTCCAGACAAACTGGCGCTCACGGTTGGCATTATGACTGACAAGGCAGCACAACTCTCAGGCATGGCCGGGGTGGTCATTGAGCACCGCAAGGGGGCGTCCATCTCTGACGCTGCCAAGGTGATCTCAGATGCCAAGGCACGCATCGCAGCCAAGTTGCGCAACGATGCCGTCGAGGCTGAAATCATCACTGCATGATCTGGCGCAAACATCCGATCCTCGAAGCTCCGACCGACGAGGAGATCGTTGAACTCGACGAGGAGACTCTGCTCGAGATCCATGCGATCTACCATGAGGCAATCGAGAATGCCGAGCGGGATCCGTATCGGTTTGGATTCCGATTGCCTCACTGGGACAAGGCCGAGGAGCAACTGGCCGAGGTCACCGAGATTGTTGCCCTCGGCGGAAACCGATCAGGCAAAACCCAGTGGGGTGCATTCACGATTGTGCGGGCGGCGCTCGAGAATCCCGGGTCAGAGATATTCTGCTTCGCGCAGACTGCCGAGGTATCCATCCGGCAGCAGCAGAGTGCAGTCTGGGATTGGTTGCCCGCTGAGATGCGGATGAAACAAACGACCAGTGGCACCTACATCAGCTACACGAAGAAGAACGGCTTCACAGACTCGTCGTTGATCTTGCCCAACGGGTCGCAGATCATCTTCAAGACCTACAGCCAGTATCAAAACAACCCGACGATCCTTGAAGGTGCCGAGCTTGGCAGTCGGAATCCAAAATGGCACAACGTCGGTGTGTGGCTTGACGAGTATCTGCTTGGGCCGGAGTTGATCAACACGCTGCGCTTCCGGCTTGCTACGCGAGATGCAAAACTGCTTCTCACATTCACGCCGATCGACGGCTACACCGAGGTGATCAAGGAATTCCTCGATGGTGCCAAGACGATTGAAAGCCGTGAGGCAGAACTGCTCAACGGCGAGCTTGTGCCATACGTCCAGCGCAGTCAGAAGCGGAACGCATCAATCCACTACTTCCACTCGCAGGACAATCCATTCGGTGGCTATCCCCGCATCAGGGAGGCACTGATGGGGCGCGGCAGGGAAGAGATCCTCATCCGCGCCTACGGTGTGCCAGTGAAGTCTCACGCGACGAAATTCCCTAGATTCAACAAGGAGGTCAACGTGGTGCCGCCGGAGAAGATCCCGACCAACAACGTGACTCGATACATGATACTGGACCCCGCCGGATCCAAGGCATGGTTCATGTGCTGGATTGCAGTCGATGCCAGCGGAACCTTCTGGGTCTACCGTGAATATCCCGGCGTCGATGTCGGTGACTGGGCAGAATGGAAGTCTGGCAAGTGGCTGCCGGGCGACGGTGCCAAGGGACAAGGACTCGGCATTCGCGACTATATCGACATCATCAAAGATCTCGAAGGCGAAGAGGAGATCTTCGAGCGTCTGATCGACCCGAGACTCGGTGCTGCAAAATACCAAGCGGCCGACGGGTCATCGTCGATCATTGAAGACCTAGCAGAGCAGGACATGGTATTTGTCCCGGCACCCGGCCTTGAGATTGAGGATGGTTTGCAGGCACTGCTCTCGAAAATGTCGTGGGATACGTCGAAGGCGATGGACGGCATCAACCGTCCGCATTTCTACATCTCCGACGAGTGCGAGAACATCATTCACGCATTGAGCGAATACACTGGCGAAGGCGGATTGAAAGAAGCATGGAAGGATCCTATTGACGTCTTGCGCTATGCCGCAATTGCTGGCATAGATCATGTAGACAGTTCAGAGATTAACGTAACAACATATGGAACAGGTGGCTACTAAGCGAAAAGAAAAAGCAGAAGAAATCATTAATAGTATTCTTAATAAGGAACCTGCTATTGAACAATCTATCGAATCGGAACCAGAGAGCTTCGATGTGCGGGTCATACGGCTTGCCAGAAACAAAAAATTTGTCTACGGAGTGCTTGACGGGACGCTGATTGAAATCTTCCTCCCTCGACGCAGGGAGAATTCGATCAATAGGCGCATCACCGTCGTGAGGGCACCTGAGATCGGCGAAAACAAATACAAGGTATTGCAATGAGCGAAATGGAAAAGATGGAAGGCAACGATGAACTCATCTACGCATCAGATGAGCCGGATATCAACGCGCTCGCGAATGCATACAATACGACGCTTGGCGATCTCGACACGTATTTCGACACCTGCCTGCGCAGCTACAACGACCGCAGGAACATCTGGGATGGCAAGACTGAAGACTTGAGAAAGTCCGGTGCGACGGCATTCCCATGGCAGGGTGCGTCAGACCAAGAGGTCAACGTGATCGGCGAGCGCATCAATACCTACGTCTCCATTTTCGACCAAGCACTGCAACGCAGTCACATCAAAGCATTCCCAACATCGATGGCATCGATGGCACGCGCAGGCGTCGTCTCGTCGTTTTTGAAATGGATGAAGTCGTCCTACATCCCAGATTTCAAAAATCAGAT